CTCGCCCTGCCGCACGGTGCGGCCCGTTGCCATGCCGGTGTCAGCCTTTACAATAATCTATCAGCAATTACAGTACCATAAATGGCGCCATGAAAACCTCAAAATAATTTGCAAATATTCCTTGACATTTACCGCGCATTGTGGTACAATGTAGGCAGTTAAAGAAACAAAAATAACAGAAAGGAACTTACAAATGAAACAATACGCATTATTCTTTATTAAACAAAATGAAAGGTTTGTTGTTAAATTGTATGAACCAGAAATTTTGCATTGCTTAATTGATAGAATTGAAGCAGGTTACATTTTACATTATATTCAAGAGGTGAAATAAATGTGGTTTGACGAATCAAGAGAAATTAAACTAATCGAATTAGGCATTAACGGCTTTAATAAAGCTGTAAGAATCAGAGTAGAAAATATAAAACGTTTAAAACAATTGTTGTTACTCGATGAAAATAATTATTGCTGGCAAATGGGCGGTTATATAGTGCATGATATAGCAGGGTGTCTAAATATTATTTATAAATGTTTTGTGAAATGTGAGGTAATATATGAATAATGAAGAAAGGCCCACTATGCCCGGTATAGTGGCAGTGACTAAGTATTTAGTTGAAATATGGCATAAAGTAAATGTCCGAGTATTTTGTTACCAGTTGATTGCTGTGATTGCAAATACAGGTATCTTTGTTCAAAACTTGATGAATTATCAAAGGTGATAGACAATGATTATTTATAACGCATGGCATTTATTAAGTCGTTTTAATAACCTTTATGCAGTGTCAACAAAAGACAATGTAGCAAGGTTAATAAGCCAGAAAAATATAAATTATTATGGCCGTAAAACAGTAACTTTTATGTGCATAAAGGACGGTGCGCTTCATTGCTATTACTAATTATTGTCGTTTTTGCTATTATTGCTTATGAAATATTTGCTTTAATTATAAGTGATGATATTACAGGGTTTGTACGGTGTAATGAATATGCACTTTATGCTATTGTAATTTTCTTATCGTTTTTATATCTTTATATTTCTTGCTGGAGGTTTAGTCATGGTTAAGTATTGCAGAATATGTGGTTTACCTTTTGAGCCATTAAAGGTTAATCAGTTATATTGTGATTATTGTCGGATATGGTTAGGCAATTCTTCAAAGAAACCTCACAGAAGCGGCTATTGAAGAAATTAACCGTAAAGCAAGCGCGTTAGGGCTAAGTTATGGCCAAATGATGCAGAGGTATAAACTATAAATTAGAAGTTTATGTTCATATATTGACAATAGCAAAATAGCATGATATAATATAAGTATAGAGGGCACGACAGCAAATGAATCGCGCGTTGATAGGAACTACTCTTTAATTAGAGCTATCGCGCATGAGTTAGTTACTCCCGTTCGGTTGTTGCGTGTACCTCTATTTGTTTTATGAGGTGCAAAAATGGATAAGAACAAAGAGTTGACAGAAAATCTTTATAATGCTTGTAAAAATTGGCTAGAAAATTTTGAGTGCCCATTAGATGAATGGATGAAAACTTGTCAACAAATGCCTTGCTATTTTCTTTGTAGGCATCTACAATTAACAAAAGAAAGTGCGAAAATTTATTTAGAAAGTAGGCGATTTTAAATGGCATGGTTTGACCCAACAGACATATTAAACAAACAAAGGCTATTTAATTTTGTAACAGGCCCAAAGGGCGACGGCAAAACTACAGGTTGTCGCAATTATGGTTTAAACCTATTTTTGAAGGATAATACATCCGAATTTTGCGTTATTCGTCGTACCAAAACAGAAACGCAAAAAGCATACAAAAAGTATTTTGACGATATTAACACAAAGTTTAATTATAATCTTGATATAAAATACCGCTCTAATATGGCGGGGATTGAAACAGACGACGGGTTTAAGCCTATTTGTCATTTTTTCAGTTTGTCAACCGATGCGGGAATACAGGGCGTGAACCTGCCAAATTTGCGTTATATGATTTTTGAGGAAATATTTCTTGACCCACGCAAAGGCAAACGCTATTTGAAGAATGAGCCGGAAGAATTTGCCCGGTTATATGATACGTTGGCGCGTCCGTCTGACCCAAATAGAAAACGTGTACCAGTAATTTTTATAGGTAACTCTTTTGCAAGTAGTAACCCTTACTATAATTTTTTCCATGTACAGTTAAATAGTAAAGGTGAATTCAAAAATAAAAACATTTACGCCTTGCATATTAACGACGAGGAATTTACCGCCCATGCAAAATCAACCGAGTTTGGCCAAATTATGGCAAATAGTGCGTATGCAAAACATGCTTTTGAAAATGATTTTTTATTAGATAATTTTGACTTTGTTGTAAAAGACTTTCCCAAAGGTGATTTAATCTATACTTTTGTGTACGATGGCAAAACTTACGGTGTATGGGTGAATTTTAAAAGCGGGGGTTTATTTGTTAGTACAAAGTATAACCCGAATTGCCCATGCAGTTACACATTTACAACCGAGAATATGAAACCTAATCTATTAACTGGCAAAATGTTCTGCCGTGGCTATCATGGCGAATTAACTAAATTTGCGTATAACACAGGTTGCCTATTCTATGAGAGTCTAGCGATAAAAGACATGTTTTATGACATTGCTAGAATTTGCAATTTTTAGTAAATAATTTTGAAAAACTTATTGACATTCTACCTTATTTAGATTATAATATATACAGAGGTTGAGAGAAACCTCGAATACAAACGAAAGGAGAACAGCACAATGAAATTCAAGAAAATCTGTACCAAGGTAGAATTTTTGGAGAAGCAGGAAGACGGGAACTGGATTGAAAGTGTAGACATTATTGCCGGGCGAATTGCTAAAAGCAAGTTGACTGGTTACGGTGTTATTCAGTCTGTAAGCTATCCCAAATGTGACGTAGAAATTCCCGATACAATCGTAAATCAGTTTGCAAACATTACCGAAATTAGCCAGTAAAGAAAGGAAGAATTGACTATGTTTAATCAGAATCTTGTACCCAAAGAAACGCCCGTAACTATGATGGAAAGTAGCATTTTTGGTGGCTGCTATTGCAGTCTCCCCATGAACACCGACGAGGAAAAAAAGAAGATTTTTAACGCAACTAACCGCGCCGATGCGTCGTTGCGTGAATGTATCAATATGCCTATTGAAATGATAGGTCTTTACATTGAGCCTGTCGAGTTTGAAGCAAAGGACGATGACGGCAGACCCATTGAAGGTAAAACGCAGTTGTCCCCGCGTATGATTATTTTTGATAAGGATGGCAAGAGTTACGGGTGTTGCTCTATGGGTGCTTACAATAGTATTAAGCGCATTGTTAGTATGTACGGTTTGCCCGATACGTGGGATAAACCTATTACCATTGTCCCGGGTCTTGTTACTAACGGTAAGAATCAGGTATTGACAATTACTATTGCATAAAGCAATATGAATAGAAAGGGCGGTAAACTTGTAATGAATGCAGGCAAGTTTACCGCCCTTATTTATTGGGGGGTGTGCTATAATGGCGCGTAAATTTAGTAAACTATCTGAAAAGGATTTGGCTATTGCGGTAAGCAGATATAACCAGATGCGAACGCGCTATATAAAATCGGGCGGTAAAACAGTTGCACCAAAAATAACCACGCAAGAATTAAAAGCCCAAAGCGAAAATACAGCGCAATTAAGGCAACAAATTAAACGGTTGAACGATTATAAGAAAATTGCAGACTTTGAAAGTGCAAAAGTTAAGGGCTTTAGATTTGTTACAACAAAAGGTGAACGGCGCACCATTAGCAGGCTAGACAGGGCCGCAAGACAGCGTTACAAAAAAGAAATTGCAAAACTAGAAGCACAGAAAACAACAGCAAGCAATCAGGAATTAATAAATAAAATTATCCCCGCTATTGAAGAATTAAAAGCAAAACCAACAAAAATTAGTAATATTCCTAATCGTGAAATTTTGGGAAAAGTACAAAGCAGATATGAACGGGAACAGCGATACTATAAAAATTATGGCCAAGCAGAATCGCCTATTTTACGCCTTGACCATTATTTAGCCGCATTTGTAAAGGTTGGGTGCTTTAATGTTTCAAACGGCCCGTTTGTTTATGATGCGTTGGCAAAGTTAAGCAATGAAGAATGGGCAAAGCTGATTGAAGATTATCCGTCAATATTTGACCTTGACTATCTATATGACCCCGGTGTTGGCGCGCAGGCAAAAGTAAACTCAATTGCAAATGCGTTACAAATGATTATATACGATGATAATTTGCCCGATGAGATTTAAACCATGCGTACAAGTAATATTTGGTCGTGCGATTTTGAAACAACAACAGACCCGGACGACTGCCGCGTGTGGGCATGGGTCGCTATAAACATCTATGATAATACAAAGCGTGAATATGGAAATAGTATAAGTACATTTATTGACTTTTTGTGGGGTCATAATCGAAAATGCTATTTTCACAACTTAAAGTTTGACGGCACATTTATACTAGATTATCTATTAAAAAATGGCTGGTCGTTAAACAAAGAAAAGAAAGATTTGCAAACGTGCGAATTTAACACGTTAATAAGCGATAAGGGTTTTTATTATACAATGTGTTTATGTTTTGGCCCCAAGTCAAAATGTGAAATAATTGACAGTTTAAAAATATTGCCATACAGCGTTGATGCAATTGCAAAGGGCTGGAAATTACCAGTACAAAAACTGCATATTGATTATAAAGCATACCGAGAACCGGGCCACGAATTGACCAAAGAAGAAAAAGACTATATTACAAATGACGCGCTAATTGTTGCAATAGCTTTAAAATCCACATTCGACGACGGATACAAGAAAATAACAGCAGGTAGCAATGCTTTTAATTTTTATGTTGACAAGTGCATGGGCGGTAAAAAGGGCTTTAGGAATACATTTCCAATTCCCGAAAATGACGCTTATTTACGTAAAGCATACAGAGGCGGCTTTACCTATGTTGCCCCTCAATACAAAAATAAGTTAGTTGGTGCAGGGCGCGTATATGATGTAAACAGTCTATATCCTTTTGCACTACATTCACCGCACGTATATCCGTATGGAGAACCTGTTTATTTTACTGGCGAATATCAAAAGAATGATAAATACCCTCTCTATTTTCAACGGTTTTATTGCGATTTTAAACTAAAACCAGACCACTTACCGACAATACAGATGAAAAACACAGCGGGTTATATACCTACTGAATACGTTACAGAAAGTCTTAATGACAGTGTACCGTTAACATTAACTAGCGTTGATTTGGCTTTATTTTTTGACCAGTACGACGTTTACAATTATCGCCCGATTGATGGCTACATGTATAAAGCGGGTGAAAAGCTATTTGACACATATATAGATTACTTTTATAAACAGAAACAGCAAGCAAAACAAGAAAAGAATTATGCACGTTATCAACTAGCAAAACTAATGCTTAATAGCTTTTATGGAAAGATGGCAACTAACCCTATATGTGCAAGTCGATGGCCCACATTAAAAGACAACAGGCTTGCATATTTACCGGGTGAGATTGAAAAGCGAGAACCCGTTTATATTCCCGTCGGTTGTTTCTGTACCGCTTACGCACGTGACGTTACAATACGGGCCGCGCAATCATGTTATGACCGTTTCATGTATGCCGACACAGATAGCTTGCATGTTTTGGGCGATTATGACGTGCCGGGCCTTGATGTTGATGATTACAGACTAGGGGCATTTAAGCATGAAAACACTTTCACGCAAGCTAAATATCTACGACCTAAGTTATACATGGAAGAAATGATAACAGGACGCGGCGACAACTTTATATTAAATGATTGGACAGTTACAGGCGCAGGAATGACAAAAAGCGTAAAACAGAAAGTTACAATTGATTCTTTTGAATACGGTGCAATATTTGACGGAAAATTAACAACAAAGGTTGTACCGGGCGGCACTGTTTTGGTAGACACAACATTTAAAATTCACGGTTAAATATATTGACAAATACAAAATTATAGTGTATAGTAAAGTAAGAGGTGATTAAAATGAACATCAAAGTAGCGCAGATAACTTTAATTATGGTTGCAATTATTGCCGATTATTTGACAGGCATTATCAAAGCATGTTACAAGCATGAGTATAAAAGCGAGGTAATGCGGCAAGGTCTTTATCATAAACTTGCAGAGATTGCCGCCGTCGCCGTCATGTTTTATTTGCAGTTAGGTTTGCCGATGATTGGTATTGCAATCGACTTTCCGTTCATTAGTTTTATTACCCTGTATATTATTGTAATGGAATTGTCAAGCATTGTCGAAAATATCGGTGAAATTAACCCCGATTTGATTGGCCCTCTATCTGATGTATTTGAAAAGGTAAAGCAAGTAAAGGATGATAAATATGGAAAAAATCATTGATGTTAGCAAATGGCAACAGAAAATTGATTTTGAAAAAGTTAAGAAAGCGGGATTCACTGGCGTGATGATTCGCGCGGGGTTTGGTAATAAAAACGGTTACTTGTACCCCGACGAATGTTTTGAACGGTTTTATGCCGATGCTGTAAGTGCTGGCATGCACGTGGGCACTTACTTTTATACATCCGGTTTGTTTCATCAAGCGGGCCGGGGCGCAAAAGAAGCGGCGTACTTTTTGGGTCTTATTAAAGGCAAAAAATTTGATTTGCCGATTGCGTGCGATATTGAACTAAGCCCCGACGGATACAGAACCGCAACCAGCAAAAACGCAATTGACTTTTGCAAATATCTTGAAAACGCCGGCTATTATGTAACGATTTACGCAAGCGACATTAGCGGCTTTAAATCTAGACTAGATATAAATATGCTTAACGCCTATGATAAATGGGTTGCACGTTATAATAAGAATGGCCCGCAGTATGTAAAAGACTGGGGTATTTGGCAGTATGGCGGTAGTACGAACTATCTTGCGCATGTTCATGTTGACGGCGTATACAGTAGTGCGTGTGACCAAAACTACATGCGCCGAGATTATCCCGATATTATTAAGCGTGTAGGGCTTAACGGTTATCCGAAACAGGCAAGCGCGGCAAAACTTTATAGCTTTACCGTTGATAATATTAGTGCAGGAGATAAAGAAAAATTTGTTGCACTTGCAAATGAACTACAGATTAAAAGCGAGGTGAAAGAAAAATGACCCGTGAAGAAATGCAAGCAGTCTTGACAGAATTTGCAGGCGCAGATGCTGAAACGCAGGGCCAGCTTGCCGCACGTTTGCTAGACGAAAATGACGCAATTATTACAGAAAGCAACAACCGAGAAGCGGCCCGTCTTGCCGCCGTGGAAAATGAAAGTGCATTGCGCAAGCAATACGTTGAGCGCTTTTTAGGTGCGGCCCCCGGCCTGACAGACCCGCCCAAACCACCCGAAACCAGTCCATCCGAACGTGTAACTTTTGATTCTTTATTTAAGTAAAGGGAGTGTTTTTATTATGCCTATTAAACCTACTGTATCCCAGCTTAATGCAAACAGCGTTGGTATCCTTAATGCTATCCGAGATAATGCAAGCACCGAATATTATCAGGCAGTACCACAGGCAAAGGCCACTACGGAAAGTATCCGCGCTGTTGGTGAGCAGATTCTTGCATTTCAGCCCCGCATGAATGAGTTTGTATCCGCGCTGGTCAATCGCATTGCCCGCGTGGTTGTTACTAGTAAACTGTATTCTAACCCGCTTGCGTTTGCCAAAAAGGGCCTTTTGGAATATGGCGAAACTATTGAAGAAATTTTCGTTGATATTGCAAAAGCTAATGCCTATGACTGGAATAGCACGAACGAAACTGAACAGGCGTTTAAACGCGAAAACCCCGATATTAAATCCGCGTTCCATGCGCTGAACATGCAGACGTATTATAAGGCAACTGTCAGCGAACAGAACTTGCGGCAGGCTTTTCTTTCCCTTGATGGCGTGACTGACCTTATCGCCCGTATTGTCAACAGTCTTTATTCTGGCGAGGCATATGATGAATATATCATGATGAAATACATCATTGCACAGAGTCTCATTCCGGGCAATGTAAAAATGACAACTATTGACGCGGTAGACGATGAAGCAAGCGGCAAAGCGGCAGTTAAAAAGGTTAAGGGCATTACTGGCAAATTGCAGTTTATGAGCAAAGAATATAACATTGCTGGCGTGAATACCTTTATTCCGTCGCCGTCTGATATTTTCGTTGTTATGACCGCGGACTATGAAGCAAGCATTGATGTAGATGTACTGGCTAGTGCATTTAATATGGATAAGGTTCAGTTCATGGGCCAGCGCGTACTTGTGGATTCGTTTAGCTTTAATGACGGTGAACTTGCCCGCCTTGATGAATTGCTTGCAAAAGACCCCACGTACACGAGACCTAGCGAAGGTGATTTGACCGCACTTAATACCGTGGGTATTGTGGTAATGAGTCGTGACTGGTTCCAAGTGTACGACGTACTGAACCAGTTTACGGAACAGTACAATGCGGCCCTGCTGTATTGGAATGAGTTTAACCACGTTTGGCGCATTTATTCCGCGTCTCCGTTCGCGCCTATTGTTGGCTTTACTACCATGACCCCGGGTATTACTGCCGTTACCGTTAATGTTGCAAGCACGGCAAAGCCGCAGGATAGACTTGTTGCGGTTGCAACTGTTAGCGGTACTGACTTTGCAAACAAGGGCGCTAAATTCTCTATCTCGCCGACTACAAACGTAACAATCGACGAAAACACAGGCTTTATCGCATTTGGTGCAAATGCAAGTGGCAAATATACCGTTACTGCAACTAGCGTATTTGACCCGAAAAAGACGGGCACTGGCGATATTACAGTTTCCTAATAACTGGCCCGGGAAACCGGGCCTTTATGAGAATAAAAGTACAAGCGGGTGCAATTCCCGCAATTCTCTATATTTACAATGAGGTGGAAACAATGACGCAAAATACCAGTTTATATATTTGCCGTGGTATTCCGTGGAATAGCGATTATTCCCATGTTAGATTATTTACAAGTGCAAACGCGGCAAATACATATATTATAAGTAAAGCCGCCTACACTAAAACACAATACAGTTATATTAGCAAATCAAAGCAAATTCGCGTTGATGGCATGGCTGACCAGTACCGAGACTGTAACTATATTGCATGGAAGAATACAGGATATTCGAATAAATGGTTTTATGGCTTTATTACTGATGTAGTTTATTTAGCGGATAACACATGTTTGATTAGTTTTGACTATGATATTTTCCAAACGTGGTTTTATGATGCTACTGTTAACCCGTCTTATGTTGAACGGGAGCATGTAAACGACGATACAATCGGTGTTAACACTGTGCCCGAAAACGTTGTAATGGGTGACCCCGTAAACGTGGCAAGCAGTAACAATTATATCCCGCATAAATGGTACATGTACGCAACACAGGTTTTCGACGAAATAACACAAGCTGGCTTTTCACCGATTGAACCGGGTGGAACAGACAATGAAGTTAGCGGATATTATAAAATCCCGCTTACCAGCAGAGCGCAAGCAAGTAGGCTTGTAGACTTGTATACACGGAAAGGCAAACTTGAAAGTTTAATCTCTATGTTCGCGCTTACTGATTCGAGCAGTGCAAGCAGTAGTGCAGATTATACGATTGCAAGGCCGACAGCATTTGGCGAATATACACCTAAAAATAATAAGCTATTATGTTATCCTTATAATTATAGTACGCTTGTTTTAGCAGGTAGTGAAACGCCTTATCGTTATGAATGGTTTGCAGACGGCGTTGCCACTTTTGCACTCAAAAAGCCGAAATATGCGGGCGGCAGTAGCTATGTTTTCCCCGTCAACTATCAGAACGAAAGCAGAGCAACAAGCTCTTTCGCACTTGAAAATTCGGTTCCAACCGGCGCGTATCCTACTGCGAGTTTTGGTGCAAATGCGTTTCAGAATTATCTTGTGCAATATGGCCCACAGTTAGCAGTTGGCTTAATTGGGCAGGTTGTAAACATTGGCGCAAGTGCTGCAACAGGCAATGCAGGAGAAGCAATTTCCGCGGGCGTTGCCATTGGCCAAGATATTATGGAGTTGCGGACACGCTCTTTAAATTCGCAAACAGTAGCAGGTACACAGAGCATTGCACAACTTGCGTATGACACGCAGTTAATTATTAGAATCAATTCTAAGCAGATTTTGCCCGAATATGCGAAAATCATTGACGAATATTTTACCGCGTTTGGTTATAAAGTCTGCCGAATCAAAGCCCCGAATATTACCGGGCGGCCCTCGTGGAACTATGTTAAAACAATCGGCGCACAAGTTAGCGGCAATATCCCAGAATATGCAGAAACGGCATTAAAAGCAATGTTAAATAATGGCGTTACATTTTGGCATACAAACGATGTTGGAAATTATAGCTTGAATAACAGTCTTTAAAAGAGGTGTTAAAAATGCAGAGACCCCCGTGGATTGAAAACGCAAAATATTTTACTAGCGTTACTTATAGTACATGGTTTAACCGCCTGTACAATATCGCAATTAGTCGTTTTGAATGGCTAAATTTACCAGATACTTGCAACGAAAAATTTATTGAACAGGTGCTATTCTTTAACGGGTTTATGGTAGGCTATAAAGATACTGCACTAAACAGCTTTTTAATTATGCCTTGCACTAATAACAGTGTATTGGATATTTTCGGTTATCCAGCTAAGGTAAACGCTTACGGCTATAACGGTTACATGGCCCAGAATTTGACCCCGTATACAATTACATTAGGGCAAGAGCCGACAAGGGCAGATGCGGCTTTATTGTATGCAAATTATAGCCGTTGCCCAGACCTGCCCGCTGTTTTATATTTTGCCCGGAAATTAACAAAAATTGACCGTACAATAGACGTTAATATCAATGTACAGAAAACACCATATATTATTAGTTGCGGTGAAAACCAGCGCTTAACCGTCGCTAATATGTTTAAACAGGTGGATAATTTCGAACCTGCAATTATTACTACTAAATTTTATGGACTGAATGGCGAAAAGCCTATTAATGTTATGGACTTGAAGCCGCCATTTGTTGCCGATAAAATGCAGACTTTGAAGCGGCAGGTATACCAGGAAGCCCTTACCTATTTAGGCATTGAAGCAAACACAAGTGAAAAAGCAGAACGGCAAGTTACCGAAGAACTGACCGCAAACATGGGTGAAACGGAAAGCATGAGACAAAGTCCTCTTGCGTCCCGCAAACAGTTCTGTAAAGAATTTAATAAAATCTATGGAACTAACATAGATGTTAAATTCCGTAGTGATTTGCAACTTTCTCAAATTATGGAAAATGGGGGTTTGACAGATGGCGAACTTTACGACGACGACAAGAACAATTTGTGAAATGCTAACGGGCAAAACAACGCCCATTAGTGAAGTTATTACCGAAGCCGCGCCGTTATTCTTCAATTTTAATTTTCCATTTTATGACAAAACAAAACGGGCAGAATTTGAACAGAATTTTTTGCGGCATTTCTATATGCGGGAAATCGGACTGGAAACTATTGATTATTTCATGTTACGACTTGAAGATAAACTAAATACGATTATGCCGTATTATAATAAATTGCTGGCCGTTAATGCAAAAGATTTTGACCCGTTTTATAATGAGATTATCGACGAAAGTATAACCAGAGAAAGAACGGGAACGACTAACGGCACAGACACGACAGAAAGTAGCGGAAACAGCACCACTAAAGGTAATACCACAAGCACAACCCAAAGTAGCGCCGATGATAGCAACCAGCAAAGCGATTTACCGCAGGGCAATTTGGCTAATTTTAACGATGATTCTTATATGTCAAGCGCGGGAAAGGGGCATACAGAAAGCAACAGCACTGTAAACGGCACTGACGAAACCACGGGCACAAATAGCGGAAAAAGTAGCGCAACCCGGGCTGAAACTAACACAGGTAACGAAACAGAAAAACGCACTGCAAATAATACACGCGGTAATAAATCCGAAATGCTAAGAATGTACTATGAAGCACAGCGCAATATTTTAGATAATATCTTTAATGACTGTGAAGATTTGTTTATGGGGATTTGGTGTTAGTTATGGCAAAAGAAATAAAAGTTACCTTTGATGATGGCGGCATATATGAAGGATTTGCAAACACATATACGTTAGATAATTCAATTACCTATTATTTTTCATTTGACCGCGATTATAGAGTGCAATTAACTAACGGCGCAATAACATTACAAGAATATAGAAATGCTGGCGCATGGTATCCTATAGAGATTATTACAAAGTTTGAATTGTCCGAAATTAGCGGCGGCGGTACAGGCACGGGCGACGCGACAAAAGAATGGGTACAGGATAATTTTGTACTAAAATCCGGCGACACAATGAGCGGGGAGCTTAAATTTAATTTTGGCGATGGCGTAATAGTTACTATTGGCCAAACCGCCGATACAAAGCGCGGGTATATCGATCTAAACGGCAATATGTATTTTATCAACACCGAGAATAAACGGATTGCATCGCTAGCAACTGATAAGAATTTTGCATTAAATCTATATCAGTCTAGTGATAAAACAGATAGCTTTATTGTGTTTAGAAATTATGAATATGGCAATAGTGGGCTAACCCGCACTATTAGTTATTCAAAATTTGCAAATAACGATGCTAACAGTTCGTGGGTATTTAACGGCACATATATTGCTAATAATGGATGGACGTTTAAGTCTGGCCGAGTTTATTTTGAAACCTCTACATATTGGCGCTCAAATAATATTATAACTGCCGCAATTTGGTCAAATGGATATATTCGCGTTTATAACGGCGCGGATATTGCAGTAAATAAAGGTGCTTCAACTGACCAGACAAATTATTGGACACTCTATAAATACAATGGCCGCACAACATCGTCTAATATTGGCGGTGAAGACCCGCGCTATAGAATTACAGGCTATAATAATTTTGTTAATAGCGTTGAATCGTACGGCGGCATTACAATTAAAACGGAAAATCAAACCACAGGAACGCTTACAAGACTAAGACAAGACGGAATTTATATCGAAAATGCTAGTGACCCTAACAGTAATAATAGAACAGTTATAGGATTAAATAGTTTCTCGCAATATGCAGGAAGTCAAAAACGATTTAATGTTAATAGCGGCAGACTAGATATATTTAGTGACCAGCATATATTTTTACATAGCGGACTACCAAGCACAATGGAAAGCTACCGAGAATTTAGTTATGATGCAATTAGCGGCTATAATAAAGCACCCCTGAATATTACCTCTGATGTGCGCATAGAAGCAAATGCACCTAATTTTTATGTTATTGCCCCTCAGGGCACGAACATTACAAGTAATTATGGCTTTATTGTATTGCAGGATAGCAAGGGCGTATATGGCCGTAGCAGTAACGCAGAAAATAATACGTATATTACTAATAAAACACAGAACATTTATGTACAAACCTCGCAAACCCCCGCTAGTGATACTAAACGCGATGAACTGGCCGCAATACTTGACCTTTTCCAAATTGTTTATAATGTTTTGGAATCGGCAGGAATCCCGGGCGCTAGTGCAATAGCGCAGTATACAGGTGATGTTGTAATGTGGATATATGACAACCAAAACGGCGTACTAAAACCGACAATTACAAAAATTCGCAATCTAATACACAATTAAATAAGAGGTGAAATAAATGTTTATTCATGATATTGCTGATTTTCTTGTGAATTTGACATGCAAAGATATTAAACCTGATATTTATAGCGTGTTTGATTCACCAAGTGAAAACAACTGCCCTAATAATGTAAACAGCGAAAAACTTACTATTCTGGAAATTCTAAACGCTATTGGGTGCAGGTTGAAAAACCTGTTCGGATTCGTTAAAATCAATACGACTACCGAAACTATCGACGAGGACGAAGCGGTTGTAAATGTCAATGGCGACGTGGATAATTTGAATTTTGATTTTAAAATTCCCCGTGGTAAACCTGGCCCTCAAGGGCCAGCAGGGCCCGGGGTTGCCGCTGG